TCCTGCACACCGTCCTGAGCCTCGGCGTCGAGGTCTCCCCTGACGGAGTTGGATGCTCCTCCGCCTGCGCCCCCGCCTGTGCTGATCAGCCCAGCAGTCGTCCTGGAGTCTACCAGCCGCACCTCGCGGACGCCGATGGTCGCCTCGATGAAGTTGTCCATCGTCATGGTCAGGCGCATCGTTGTGATGAGGCAGTCCGACAGGCCGGGTCGTTTTGGCACAGCGACAGTCCACAGCGTTGTGCTCGCGCTCAAGATCCAGTCCCGAAACGCATCGTACTTGGCGCGGTTGGCATTGCCGGTCACACCCTTGCGCTTGAGGTCGATGCCGGTCACGATGCCGGTGAACATCATCTCGGACGGCAGTCGCTGGGTGTGATCGCTGATCTCCGCCCCGCGCTCGACCGGATGACTGGTCACAGACCAGTTGTAGTTGAGGTCCACGCTCTTGGCGAGGTCGAGCTCAAGCACCTCGTTGGTGTCCTGACGGATCAGCGTCACATACCTATAGGATGCTGTTGATGTTGGAGTTCCAATCTCAACAGTTGGGTTGATGACGTTGACATCGATGATCTCAATGTTGATAGCCATCAGCGTGTCCCCTGTGAGGCGGCATCGTTGGCCCCGCGAACCTCGGCATCGAGGACATTCCTCACGACGGTCTCAGCTTCCGCCGCGCTCAGCCCGTTGGCGTTGATGGTGACGTTGGTCAGCACCCTGTTCTGACCGGGCAGGCCATACAACTCGTCAAGAGTAACGCTTGAACCGCCGATGTTTACCTGCTGGCCTCTTCGACCTCCGCGGAAGACGCTCGAGATGTTCTCATCGATCATGAGTTGGATCGAGTTGAGCACATCCGAAAAGCCGAACTGACCGCTCTCAAGTGCTGTTGTGGCCTTCTGGAACCCGCGTCGAGCGGACTTTCCGCGCTGGGCTTGGTCCTCTGCGACTACACCGGGAAGGTCCGAGAGGTTTCCGCCAACGAGCAGTAGCCCGATGTTGGAGTCGATCCATGACATCGCCTCGCTGATCTTCTTGAGCAGCGGGAACTTGTCGTAGATCTTGTCGATAGCTTCAACGAAGCTATCCCCAAACGCCGCGGCGAACTTGGCAGCGTCACCGAGCATCCCTTTGGTCTCAGAGAGCGCGTTGCGGAACTCCGAGCCGAAGCCAAGGGCATCGGCAAGGTCAGCAAACACGGATGGGCCACCCTCCGCTGCGTACATCAGGTCTTCAATCGCCGCGACGAACAAGAGGAGAACGCCAGCGGGAGCAACAAGGGGGGCGAGCTTGAGCGCCAGCCCACCCTCTCCGGTGCCAACTGCGAGCGAGAGCATCTTGATCGCGATCTGAGCGGCCCGCGCCGAAGCGAGCAGCCCGCCTATCGCGACGACCGTGCCGCCGATGGGGCCGGTAAGCGCGGCGAATGCATGCTTGAGCGAGTCAGCCGCCTTGTCTAGCTTGAGCGCGACCCACTCCTTGTTGGCCTGCACCCACTCTAGGATGTCATGCGTGAGCAGCCTCAGGGTCGGCATAAGCGCGATGCCGAACCGCATGCGAAGCGCGTCTGAGGCGTAGCGCAGGCGGCGAAGGTCGCCCTCCAGCTCCACCGCGCTCTTCGCTGCCTCGTCGGTGATGACCCCGCCGAAGATGCGGGCCTCCTCGCGCATGCGCTTGATGCCCTCGCTGCCCTGCACAAGCAGGGGGAGCAGCTTGCGACCTACGTCGTCACCGAAGATGCGCGAGGCCGCGGCGGCTCGCTCAGCGGCGCTCCCAAGGCTCTGGATGCCGTCCGCGACCACCTCGAGGATCTCGTCGGGGTTCTTGCCCTTGAGTGCGCTGATCTCGACGCCTGCCGCCTTGAACGTCTTGACCCACTCCTTGTTGCCGGTCGCAGCCTCGAGGGCGTAGTCGGACACCGTCTGAAGCGCGTCCGATACGTCGTTGGTGTCGGCACCGAGCGCGATGAACACCGCAGACAGCTCACGCGCACCCTGGACGCCGACGCCGAGACCCTCGCCAAGTCGAGCGTACTGGGTGATCTCCGCCGCGGTGGTTGCAGCCAAGCCAGCCAGCGCAGCAGCGGCAGCGAACGCCGCCTCAGACAGGCCAGCGACCGTGATCGTCGCCCTATCGTAGGCTTCGATGTCGCCCTGGAACACCAGCTCGGTGACGAGGCGCTCGACGGTGACGCTACTCATGTCTTCCTCCCCTTCTCCGCCTCTCGCTTGGCTTTGCGGAGGAGCGCCACATGTATCAGAGCAGTCGAGACCTCATCGAGGGACATGGTCTTGGCTTCGACGTAGCCTACCTGGAGCTCTGGAGTCATGCTGATCACCCACATCGGCCAGGAGCTACCCCAGCCGCACTCGGTCAGGATGCGCTCTGCTTCTCGATCTCCTGAGTCTCCGCCGCGAGAGCCTTGCGCGAGATAATCAGCTGCATCCATGAATCGAAAAAACCCTCGGCCTTCGCCCGCTCCTTCGCAGCCAAGATGAGCTCTGACATGTTCTTGCCGCGGTAGATGAGCTCAGCGTCACCGGGCGTCAGCGGGACGCCGTCGCGGAACGCATGACGACCTGGAACGCCCCACAGCAGGCGCGGCATCCAGCTCATGTCAGGCGTGACCTGACCGAGCGTGAGCGTGGCGTTCTGGAACGAGTGGTAGGCGCTCACCAGCGGGAGTGCCTCCATGACGCCAAGCGGGGTTGCCGTGTAGGTGTGCTCGACGCCCTCGGCGTCGGTGGCGGTCCAGGTGATCATGGGTCAGATCCCAGGCGGAAGGATGGCGGGGCTCGGCGGGTTGATGGTGATGACCTCGACGTTGAACGTCCAGGTGACCACGGTGGGCTGCTCGGAGCTCTTGCCCGCCGGGATCTCGTTGAACGAGCAGCCGGTGCCGATCCAGGTCTCGCCCGTGTCGCCGCGGATCCAGGAGATCACGAAGCGCGGATCCAGACCGGCCAGGGCGAGGGCTTCCTTCTGGATCTTGAGCGCAGACAGGAACGAGTAGGTCAGGTCCGTGCTCTTGCAGGTGATCGAGAAGCCGCAGTCCAATGCCGTGATCTTGTAGGTGACCGCACCGCCGAAGCCGCGCACCCGATTGAACTGGGGCGGAACGTCGGTCCACTCGTAGGGGTCGAGCTCGGTCGGGAACGGGACAGGCACACCGTCGATGGTGACGGCGTGCTGAAGGAGATTCTGAATGGCGCTCATGCGGCACGCTCCACATAGGTGACGGTGACGACCTGGGTGGTGCCGTCAAGCAGACCGACCCGCGCCGTCGCGGTGATGATGCCCCCCGACCGGGAGGTGCTGATCTCGTAGCCCTGGGGCAGGGTGTCGTTGGGCGTGAAGTAGCCAACGGCCAAGCCGGTGTTGATGGCAGGCTGGAGGCACCCGCGCAGAGCGGCCTCGCCCGCGACGTTGTACGGCCACACCTTGTTCTGCGAGGCGAAGGTGGCGTACTGGTTCGCGATGGCCGAGCGCCACCGGTAGGTCAGGAACATGACGGCGAAGCGGGTGTACAGGTACTCGTCCGACATCGCCTTGACGCCGCCCGCGGGCGGGTAGAGCAGCGTGCCACCGGCCTCAAGAGGCACCAGCGGGTTGGCATGGTTGGCGATGGCGTTGGCGCGCTGGGTCTCGGTCAGGCTGTACGTCGCCACGCTCGCGAGAGGCGCGGTGAAGTCGGGGCGCGTCGAGTCGGCAGGCGTGCCCGCGGCACGCGAGAGGATCGCCACATGCGGATACTGACCGGCGGTCGGGTGGATGACCACGCCGAGCGAGGCGGAGGTCGTCGGGAACCCGGCGGGAGGGGTGCCGGTGCCCCAGGCGGCATCGTCGTCGGTGACGATGGCGATCATCGGGTTGGCGTCGGTGTAGCTGGCGACAGAGGTCGCCTGCGCGCCGGTGGTCGAGTCGGGAGCGACCAAGCCGAACTGGAGGCCCGCGGTGCTGATCGCGGTGAGCGCCGCGGCGAAGGTCTCGCTGGCACCAGAGTCGCGGCGACCGATGGCAAGCTGCGAGGGGGCGGGCGACTGCGCGAACGCGATGGTGGCCATAGCGAGCGCGACGGCGCTCACCTCGCCCGCAAGGTTGTCCGTGATGACCGAGTCGAGGCTGGAGTAGAGCCGGTAGCGGTCGCCGTCCAACGTCGAGTCGGAGCTCAGGAGCAGCAGGGTGGACAGCGCGTTGTTCGTGACCGGACGGGGCTCAACGATGAAGCTACCCGACCAGAACGTGGACATGATGGTTGCGAAGCCGGACATCTCAGCCCTCCTCGGGCGGCGGGTAGGTGATCGTCGCCTCGGCGGCGACCACGTTAGGATCTCGGATTAGGTCTAGGTCTACCACGATTGTAGCCGTCCCGTCGAGGTCCGTGTAGACCGTCTGCCGCAGGGCGAGGCTTGTCAACGTGATCACCCAACGCGGCTCGTAGCCGGTGTCAAGGAAGTGGACGACATTGCTCAGATCGCTGGCATGGGACGGCACAACGCCAGCCGCGATCAACGCACTCGTCGCCCCCAGGTCCACGCGCCAGGCGCGGCGCAGCAAGTCGCCCCAGGTCCACGCCGCCGTGCCGTAGCCCTGGATGCTCCACGACTGCTCGACCATCTGCGTGACCGTCGAGGTGTTGATATCGTCCACGACCTCGTCCACGCGCTCTGGCAGGCCCGTGGGCACCTCGATGATGGGCAGGAGGGTGATGTACCCACCCGTGGCTCTCGGGCTCTGAGAGCCCGGTGTGCTGGCGTTCTGGAGCCACACCTTGTCGATGCTGATGCCAGCCGCGGCTGCGATCCAGGTCCGCATCGACGCGAGGTCGGTCGCGAGGTCCGTGCTCATGGTTCCTCCGGTGGGGGAGGCGGCGGCGGGACGTAGGTCTCATCCTCCGCGAGCGCGACGAGGATGGTCCTCCAATGCCGCGGCACGCCGCCCACTCGGGGCCAGTCCTGCACTTGGTAGACGAGCCAAGTGTGGCCAGCCCACACGACGCGGTCAGACGGTGCCCCGCCGGGTGCAGCGGTGCGCAGCTCGGACAGGGAGTAGACCTTGATGACGGCGCGAGAGCGGTCGCCCTCGGCCAGCTGCTCCAGGTCGTGACCGCTCACGGGCTGAAGCGAGCCGCGGATGGTGCTTGAGGTGGGCGCGGCATAGCTCGGCACGCCGCCCACGTTGGACGGAGCGGCGTAGCGTAGCCGGGTGAACGCTCGCAACCCGATCATGCGATCAGCTCCTGCGTGCCGTCTGGTAGCACAATCTCGGCTCGGATGCTGTTGATCAACTGTCCGGTGTCCACCAGCGGCTTGCTGGAGCCCTTCTTCTTGATCGTGTACGCGGCGTTGGGCGGCGGGACGCCATTCCGAATGGTCGCCTTGTGGTTCTGGACCATCTTTAGGCCAAGCCGACGAAGTCCGCGCTCGACGCGCTCGGCCCCCTTGTACTGCTTGCGGGCGATGTCTGCCGCCATCTTGAACCAGTTGCCCTTCTCGCGAGCGGTGGTCATCCGCATGAAAGGACGCTCAGGAATGTTGATCCCCCTCTCAGGGTCTGAGAACCCGAACTCGTTGAGGTAGGCGATCCCTGCGATGGATATGTCCAGGGTCTGACCATCGCGTGGCTTGTACTTTCTCGCCCCCGGTTCGCCGGTAAGGCCGACCGCGATGACGGCACCCATAAGTGTGCCGATGCGAGCAAGTGCAGCCGCGATGATGCCCTTTCGGTTCTTGATCTGCTCGGAGACCTTCTTTGCGGCCTCGGCTTGGGCTCGCTGCTGCTTGATCGAAGCCTCGGTAGCTGCCTTTCTGGCGGCGCGAGATGCAGCAGCTCTGGCCTTAGATTTCTGATTCTTGAGGTTGTTCCTGTTTATCCTCGCCAGCTTCGCGACGTTCTTGTTGTACTCGCGCATGCGGCGCATGCCCGCCGCTTTTTTCCGCTTCTTGGCTTGGACTTTTGACGCTCGACGGACGCGGATCTTCCACGCCTTCTTCTGAACCCTTGCTCTGACCGCGGCCCTCTGGCGCTTGCGGGCGGCAAGGCGACCAAGTCTGCGGGCTTGCGTCTTGGCCTTGCGCTTCTGCGCTCGTACTAGCCGACGAGCGTTGCTCCTGGCCCTCTTTATAGCTGTAGCGGCCTTCCGCTTCTCTCGACGGCGCAGGATGGTCTCTTGGCGTCGAGCCTTCTTCTTGGCGCGCATCTCGGCCTTGCGAGCCTTCTGCTCGGGCGTCCTGGCCCTGCGCTTGATGTACTGACGCTTGGGCCTCGCCGCCGCAAGCTTTGCCGCCTTGTCGGAGGCACGCTTCGCCCTGGCCCTCTCCCTGGCGGCCTTGTTCACCGCAGCTCTATAGATCTTCCCCGCCTTGCGCAGGATGAGCCGAGCCTTCTGCTTCTGGGTCGGTCCCCTCTTCTGCCGCTCGGCGGCACGCTGAGTCGTCTTAGCCTTCTGCCGGGCGACCCTAGCGCGCTCTTGATTAGAGAAGCGCCGCCTCCAGTCGGCCATGCTCTTGACTTTTCTGGCTCTGGCCTTTGCTTTTTCGATCTCGCTATCGTCGCCGCCCTCCATCAGACGACCGGAGGCACCGCGAAGGCGGCGCGGGTGCTGCGCAAGCGCATGAGGGCGACACCGTAGTGCGTCGTCGTGAGGTCCATGTCGCCCGCCGACAGGCGAAGCCCAGCCGGGATGCCGTAGGACTGCGACAGGTCACCGGTGGTGTCCGACGTAGTCAACAGCGCCGAGCCGCCACCGAGACCCGCGAGATCCTCGGTGACCGGCATGCGGGTCAGAAGGTGAGCCGTCATCAACGCGACAGCCTCGTTGTAGAACGAGACCGGGGAGCCGGCTGCGACCTGTCCGGTGTACTTGCTGGTCGGGTAGACCACAGGCGACAGGTACGGGCCGGTCGAGTCGGCCCAGTAGCCGATCTGCGTGTCCGTGAGCGAGGCGAACTCGGGCGCGATGGCACGCACGCGAGCGTTGACGACGGCGGATGCCATCAGGCCACCGGCTGGAGCGGACCCTTGTCCGCGGTCAGGGAGGACCAGAGGGGGTGCTTCTTCCAGGAGTCAGGGATGACGGCGACGATCTGGCCCGGCCCGATGACATGCTCCTTGCGGGTAGCCTTGCGGGGGTCGTCCTTGTCGTACTCGGAAAACGCGATGGTGACCTCTTGCTCGGACACGTTCTTAATCATGGTTCCTCCTATGAAAAAGGCCGAGTGGTCACCCACCCGGCCCGGTGACGGGGGCAGTCAAGCCGCCCCCGTCGAGCATAACTCACGCCGTGGCGAAGAGCGCCAGCATGCAGCCCTCGGCGTAGGGCAGCTCGAGGCCGCCCGCGCTGGAGGCGTAGATGGTGACCTGACCGGTCGCATCGACGTAGGTGTGGACGGGGGTGACATCCAGACCCTTGACGATGCGCAAGCCCTCGTTGGCCTCCGAGCGGAAGAAGAGCATGCCGTCCACGCCCGTGCCGCCGAAGTCGCGGAGCGACTTGCCGATGATGACCTGGAGGCCGAGCCCGTTGGCCTGCGCCGTGAAGAAGTCCCAAGCCGACAGCGCCGAGTACGGAGCCGCAGTCGTCGCCATGAGGCGGTTGCGGAGCCGGTCGGTGATGATGACCCGGTCGGGCGCGAGGTTCGCAGGGCTGCGCTCCTGGGCCTGCGTCATGACGTAGACCAGCTCCGTCAGGACGTTGCCGATGGCCGCGCTGCCGATGGTCAGGCTGGAGTAGTAGCGGAGGAGACCCGGCACCGACGCCAGCGAGTAGAAGTCCAGGCCAGGAACGGTCGAGCCGCTGACCAGGGCGTTCCACCAGAAGTCGCGGATGGCGCGGTTGACCGCTTCCATCTTCCAGCGAGCGTCATCGAGGCCCGCCTGAGCGACCCGGCGAGACTCAAGCCAGCCCTGGCTGAGGGCCACGCCGCACCAATGGAGCGGACGCAGATCCTGCGACCAGGTGTAGGACACGCGGTTGATGGCCGTGTCGTCGCCGCGGAGCAGGGTGGCGGTGCCGCCCGGCTTGACGAAGTTACGGTAGTAGCCAGCCGCGTTGCCGTCCACCGGGCGCGCCGGGATCCCCTCGAGGATGTCGGAGCGGTCCTGGATGCGGACGAGGATCGGCGCGCCGATCTCGACCTTGCCAGAGAGGGCCGGGAGGCCCGCACCGGAGTCCTGGCGACCCGTGATCACCGGGGCAAGCTGGCGAACGAGGGAGTCGCGACGAGCGCGGTCCTGACCGGTGAGCCGGTCGATCTCGTTGAGCCACATCGCACCGCGGGCGGTCTCGGCGTCAGCACGCACCGAACTGGCGACGTTGCCAGCGATGAGCGAGGCCGGGACCGCGCCGAAGGGGCGCACGAACTGGGAGATGGGGGAGTCGGATGCGATGCGCGCACCCGCGTCGAAGATCTGGTTCACGCGGCCTCCGCGACGTAGTAGGTGGTGGTCCCAATCACCTGCGACTCGCCGGTGAAGCGCCATTGCGAACCCGCGCCGACGAGGGCGACGGTGTTCTGCGAACGGGTGGGGGTGAGCGCGCCGCTGGCCGAGAGGTCAACGAACACGAAGTCACCGGCAGACGGAGCCGCCGCCGGATTGACGAGGAGACCCGCGCCGCGGAGCATGTACGGGACCGCCGTGCCGCCGCGAACGGTGGTACGGGAGCCGGTGCCGTAGGTGTCGGACGAGTCGTCGGCGGGGTCGTACACAACGGCCAGCTGACCGGGGTTCGAGCCGCTGACGCCGCTCGCCGCGGTGATCGCCGCGCCAGAGCCGACAGCGAGGACCGACGCGGAGGTGAACGTGTAGCCCGCGGGCACCGTGACGGTGACCGTGACCACAGAGCCGACCGGAGTCGCCGCAGAAGCGGTGATCGTGCCAGGACCGAAGGTGTTGACCGCGGCAGCGGCGGCAACAGCGTTGGCACCCGTCAGGGTAGCGGTCGTGCTGGAGTCGAACTTGATCGCGAACTCCACCGCGCTGTTCGTCATGAAGTCGAACAGGCTGATGGACGCGAGATAGTTGCTCGACGCGGCGTGCGTGATCGCCAGGGTGAACGTGCCCAGCGTGGCGGCGGGCGGGATGCGGGCCTTGCGGACGCCGCTGGCGAAGTAGACCTCGACAGCCTTGCCGAAGGTGTACTCGGTCGCGGCGGCGGCGACGGTCGGGGTCGCAACGGCCATGTGGCTGTTGGTGTCCACGACCTCGGCCACCACGATGGCCAAGCCAGGGGTGCGAGCGGTGAGCGTGACCACGCCCGCGCCGTCGTCAGCAGCCGAGAAGAGGCCGAAGGCGAGCGGGTTGGCGAGGATCGCGCTGTACATGGCCGCGGAGGCTTCCGCCGCAGACGTACCGCTATCGGTCGTGATCGCGATGATCGCGGTCACAAACGTGAACGGGTCGGTCACGCTGATCGAGTAGGGCGAGCTATTCGACGGGCTGGAGAAGGTGACGGTGGAGACCTGAGCGACCGCGCCGTCGCCGGACGCCGCCGCACCGGCGACAGGAGTGGAGACAAGCTGGCGCACGATCTTGCCAACGCCAGTAGCGATGGGCTGCGCCGTGAACGAACCGATGGGCATGATCAAGCCCTCCCGATCAGATGGGTGATGTCGTCGGCGTCGGCGCGGTGCTGCTCCGACGCGGGGACGGAGCGCGAAGCCGCGATCCAGCTCTCAAAGGTCGAGCCGTTCGCGCTATCCGCACGGCGGGCACCGGCCACGATCACAGCGTCAAGCCCGACAGAGTCGAGCGAGTCGGCGCGCTCCTTGCCAACGATGGCACCGGCGACGGCCCGGCGGGCGTCGAGCAGCGTCACGGTGTCGGCCAGGTCCACCTTGTGCGAGGCGGCGGCGGCGAAGATCGAGCGCCACGCGCCAGCGTTGCTGTCGGCGCGATGCTCAGGCTCCTCCATCTCTTCCTTGGCGAACTTTTTGAGCTCGGCCTTGACCTCGGGGTCAGAGTGCTCGGGCTCCTTGGCTTCCTGCTCGGCCCACTTGGCGAGGGCGTCGCCAATCTTGCCGTCCATCGCGTCCATGCGGGAGTGCATGTCCTTCATGGCGGCATCGTGCGCGTCCATGCGCTTGGAAAACGAGGTCAGATCCTCGGGACTGAACTGCATGTTGGCTCCATCGGCACGAACCGCGACTGCGGGACCACCGCGGGGGGTTAGGGTCAAGATGAGGTGGTTGGGCGCGTACATGCGGGTGCGACGGTGAGTCGCCCCGTCATGCCGGTCATCCTCCGCGGTGGGCACAGCGTCGGCGCTGTAGCCCAACGACACGCCGCGGACGCCGCGAGCGACGGCGTCGAGACCGTCTGGCGTGTCCACGACGAGCTCACCCACCAGCGCGCCCTGCGCCGCGTCGAACCGAGCCGAGAGGATGGTCCCAGCGCGAGCGGCCCCTCGGGTGTCGCCCACATCGACCCGGTCGGGGTGTGCAACGTCCTCGAGGCCGACGACGACCGGAAGCCCGACCAGCGACTCGATGAACTGCGGGTCCGAGAGGACGGCGGCGTCCACGCGCTCGGCACCCCAAGGGTAGCGAAGCACACCAGCTCGGGCCAACACGACCGGCAGACGGCGAGCGCCCGTGTCCAGCGTAGCTGGAACGTCGAGTCGGTCGTAGCGGGCGGGATGTGGTTGCATGCCTTGGCCCTACACCTTGCGTGCGAAAACGTCAACCCGCTGCTCTGACAGAATGTCAGTAGGACCAGCCAGGGTTGACATGTTGTCAGTCTTCCATGATGTCGTCGGGGAGGATGGGGTCCGCGTAGCAGCGACATTGGATCGCGTCACCGGGGTGCCCCGGTTGCGTGCCCGGCCCGGCCACAGGTGGATCCGACCAGCTGAACGTCTTGCCGTCGAGCGCCCAATGCGAGGGACGGGACCGGGCGAACCTGCCGCCAGGGCGACCTCGGACGCGCTCGTCGTCCACGGTCATCCACATGTACTTTTCCACCCCGGCGAGCCCCTGGTTGACCTGAGTGATCTGGCCGTTGAGCTTGCCCACTTGGTCGCGAGCGATGAGCTTGGCGTGGCGCGGAGCGATGCCGAGCCGCTGCATGAGCTCTCGTTGGATCCCGGTGTACCTCGACCCCTCGATGATGGACTTGGACATCCAGCTCTCGGTGCCCACAAGCCAGTCCTGCGGGATCCTGCTGATGAGGTCGAGGTTGAGCCGCACGAAGCCCTCGAGCGCCTCGGCGTGCGCCGCGGTGGGTGCGATGTTGATGAGCCGGATCGGCTCGGTCTCGATGCCGATCTGCGACTGCAACGTCGAAGCCACGATCCCCCGCTGGGTCAGCTTGGCTGGGCTGGCACCAGCTCGGATCATCGTGCGGCGCGCCGCCTGCGTCGAGAGCCGCTGGACCTGTTGAGCCTTCGCCGCGATGGCAGCAGCGGACGCGCCGATAGCCGGGAGGATGATCGGCACATCGGACATGGACCGGCGGAGCCAGTAGACGAGGTCGGCGGCGTCGAGGTCGGTGAGTTCGTCGTCGTCGTCGGCGTCGGCGTCGAGGCGGCGCAAGCCGGGCCTGCGCTGGGTCTCCCACGCTCTAAACGCCTCCAGGAGGAGCCGTCGCATCTTGCGCGACCATTCACGCGCCAGCTTGACGTAGAGCGCCTCCAGGGGCCTCGAGGACGGTCTCCGCGGCGGCTTGCGCTCGAGGGCGTCGTCGCGGTGGCGGCGCGCCTCGATGGCGCGACCCTGCCGGGAGGCGAGCATCTTGGCTCGGCGGCGCGAGACCTCGTTGCCACGGGTGTAGGTGTAGACCTTGCCGGTCTCACCCCACCGGTAGCCGGGCTTGCCGCCCTCGCTGGCAGGCTGGACGGGCATGTCAGTCCTCGTCCGCGCCGGTGATGCCACGCGCCCAGTCCACGCCGCTGGTGCCGCCCCAGCCAAGCCACGCGACGTACCCGGCGTCCTTCCACGGGGTGTCCTTGTGCTCGGCGTCGATCTCGGCGTTCTTGCGGTGACGGTTGAACGCAGCCATCTTGGCGACGGTCTCGTAGCCGACGTACTCGTTGTCCGCGAGTTGCCGGGCGCGCTTCCAGCCGACCTCGGTCATGCCGCGGATCTCGTCGGCGTGCTCCTCGCGCCAGCGCAGCACCTTGCGGGCGTTGTTGCGGGCCGCGGCGGGCACCTTGTAGCGGTCGGCGTCACCTCGACCGACCACCTCGGGAGGCTTGATCGGGTCGATGCCACCAGGCGTGGGGACGAACGCGCCCTTGGGAGTGCCGGCACGCACGATATTCTTGCGGTCGAACGCCGTCTCTTGGCCTTCCGGCTCATCCTCGACCGGGCCGACGAGGTCATCGAGGTCGTCATACTCGGACACGACCGGGTAGGGCAGCACCTCGTCCCCGATGTAGCGTTGACGCGCCTCTTCGCGGGTGATGATGCCCGCCTGGACGAGCATGATGTCGCGGCGCACGCGGATCTCGTCCACCTCGGCCTCTTCGCGCTGCGTCGGAGCCTCCAGCTCGCCCCACACGATGGTCCGGTCAGCCGGGCCGAACGCGATGTCGTAGATCGCCTGCAAGACCGGTTCGACACGGTCCACGCGGATGCCGCGGAGCAGCGTGGCGTAGCTCGTCCTGCCGCTCTCGTTGTCGGTGGACAGGCCACCAGGGCTCTGGCCGAACAGCTTGATGATCGGGATGCCTTCGATGGCGCAGATGCGCTCCTGGAGGCTCATGATGGCTTCGCGAGCACCGGTGAACTGCACCGGGAGCCGCTCCAGGTCGTCGGAGCCAGCCAACGGCAGCATGCCGAACGTGCTCTTGCGCAGCTTCATCAGCTGGAGGCTGGCGAGGTACTCCTGCCGGTCCACGCCGCTGTACGCTTCGCTGTGCGCGCCGAGCTTGAGCACCGGGATGGACATCTCCAGCGCGGCGACGGCGATGGCGTCGGTAGCGGCGAGGTAGTCGCGGGTCGGCCCCCAGTAGGCGTCAGGCACGCTGAGACCGCGGCCCAGGTCGAACCCCTGGACGGGGGTCAGGGCAGGGTCCAGCCCGCGCAGCGTCAGCACGCGGGAGGCGTGGACCGGGGTCGCTGGCGCGAACACGCCGACGCGAACGGGGACCACGTTCCACATGTCCACATCACCGAAGCCGGGGTCGCCCAGGTCTGATGACCAATGGAACGGGATGCACTCCCGCCGCATGAGCACCTGGACGGCCTTGATCTTGTGCTTGCCGGGCGGCAGCGGCTCGGACAGCGGCAGACCGTCGTCGGTGACGACGAGCAGGTGGGCGCGACCGTAGGCGCGGGCGTAGCGGGCGCAGTCGAGCAGCCGCTCTCGGAGGCCGAGCCGGTGGTCGAGGGCGGAGGTGCTGTTCTGGTCGATGCCGTCGTCGGTAGTCCAGCCGCCAGAGATGGCGTCCACCGCAGGCCCCTCGGAGATGCGCCGGAAGAGGCCGCCCTGCAAGTAGAGCGCGTCGAGGCTGTCGAGGCTGAAGAAGCCGCGCAGCACGGGCACGATGGTCTCCCGCTTGTCCTCGGTGGACTCACCCATGCCGATGACGCTGGATGCGAGCGCGTCGGCGCGCAGCGTCGGGGTCACACCGTACCGGCGGAGGGTGTCCGCAGCGACACGCAGCTCGCGCCGCATGATCTCATCGGAGCTCTCAGGGGTGGCGGGGGTGGTCTGCACAGGCAGCGCAGGGGCGCGACGGAACCAGCGGTCGAAGATGCTCATTGTGCCCCCAGGGCGCGGAGGATGTCGGACGCGGCGGGTCGCCGTCCGACGACGCTGCTGAGATAACCTAGCAGAAGCGAGGTCGCGTCCCATTGGTCGTCGTGCGCGCTATCCGGTACGCTCACGATCTCGCCAACATACTCTGACACCCAGCTCGCGCTCGACGGCAGCAAGATCTCGCCCGCGGCCCACCGGCTCAGGTGCGGGTGCATGCGCGCCACCTTGTCCCCGCGCCCAGCCACGTTGACGGGGATGACAGTCAAGCCACGCCGCCGCAGGCTGGGCACCCACGCCTGACCGACTGAGGTGTCCTCGACCAGCACGGTGATCGGCACCCGCGCCGTCGAGCGCCAGTAGTTCACCAAGTCCTCGATGCGCCGCTCGGTGTCGGGCGCTTCACGCCGCTTGGCCTCGACATGCAGGATCATCACATCGCTGCCGTTGCCGCGAGGCCGCATGCCCGCCACCACAATCGCGGTCGGGTCGTTGTGCTGCGCGGTCTTCGCCGCCGGGTCCACGGCGATGAAGATGCCGCGACAGCCGAGCGCAGCTTGCTCTGCCGTGCCGGTGTAGCGGTGGTTGGTCCACTCCTCCAGGATGACAGACCCGCCCTCGCGGGTCGGGCGCTGCTGGTAGAGGCTCGACCAGATGGGCGAGCTATCGACCAGGTGCGGCATGGACGCATGCCAGTCGGCACCGAACTTCTCAGGCCACAAGTACTGCCCCGGCTCGCGCCCGTCCTGCTCATCTCTCTCGGCGCGGCAGCGCCATGTGAATCGCTTCAGCCGCCCAGGGTACTCGCTCTCCAGCCAGCCGCTGATGTCATCGAGCCCGCGCCGGGTCTCCATGACGACCAGAGGACCGCTCTCCAGACGGGTGATGGCGTCCTCGAGCAGCCAGCGTCTCGTCCCGCGCTTCCACGCCGCCGACCGCTGCCGCTCGGCAGAGCCGGTCACATCGTCCAGCACAGCTAGCTGCGCGCCGATGCCGCCCGTTGCCACGCCGCTGCCGACGCCAGTCCATCGCCCTCCACCCTCGGTGACCCACGACGTTCGCGTCCAGGTGATGCCTCTCTTGAGGTGCGGGAACGCAGGCGCGAGCCGCTCGACCACCGACCTCGCGGCCATGCTGACATCGTCGGCACGGTCGTCGGTCGAGGTGGCGTAGAGCACCGACGCGCCCGGCATCAGAGCCATGAGCCGGGCCGGGAGGATGCGGCCAACATGCTCGCTCTTGCCGTGGCGCGGCGGAGCCTCCAGCGCATACCACG